TGTAATTCGTGCGCCAATGCGCTCGCTGGTTCAAGGCGGCGTGTGTTTATCACACGGTTACTTGCATTACAAGATCGAACAGGATATCTCCTCTTCGACTTGCATTGGTCTCGGCCTACGAGTTTTCGTATGCCGGGACGGTATGTTCTCTTGTGGTTCCGGAATTGGTGCCACTTGAGATTGTCCGACAGGATTCCATGTGAATCCCTGCCGGATGGCTTCTTGCTGAAGGTGAGTTTCCTTCAGCCGACGCCCTGAGTCCTCTCGCTGTGATATCACCGAGAGGGCCTCTTTAATCCGGACGTTTTGAAGCGTCAGGGCCCTATCCATAGAAGGTGTTTTCTGTGGTGGGGCAATGGGTCCATTTATACGATATGTATCAATGGAACCAATTGACGACGTGACCTCAAAAGTAGGTCGTTGCGTCAACCACCTATCCGTTAAGGTAAACCCTAACGGCTTAGGTATCGGCTTGGGCGGAACCGGTTTCGGAACCGCATCAGGCAGCTTGGGTGGGGCCGGTTTCGAAACCACCTCAGGCTTCTTGGTCGAAGGTAAAACAGCCTTCGATTCAGCTGTAGTTTCGCGTGCCTTGTGAGCAGGCGGACTACTTTGCGGAGGACTCGGCACTGACCGAATCCTTTCCGTAGGCTCTTCCCGAGTAATTGAATACTCTGGTGGGAGCTTCTCCGTACAATAGTCTTTAATGTACTTTTGCACGGGATCGAATTCATGAGGAAAAATCTTCCTTATGAAAGCGAGTGAGTTGTAATGCTCACCGACTGTTCGCACTAGAATGTTTACTAGGTGCAAGCAGACTTTCGTCAAAGGGTCCCCCATTAGGACCCCTTGTTGAAGTGTCACGAAACGGGGATTTTCAAAAGGACTATCACCCGTCCATGGTTCGCCGTACACAGACATGCTTCCGTGTGCTTCGAAAACGACCGGTCGTGGTGCATAACATGTACCACGCACGATCATTTGGAGAATAGGTGGGATTCCACACTTTTTCATCCAATATTCCGCAATGGGGCGTGCTACCTCATGACGGAGTTTATCTGTTGCTTCGCTATAATCTGTCGAAGACAACCAGACATCCCGGTACGTTTTCTCGACAATTCGAGTTCCGTCCGGACGCACTTTCGTGGAACGTGATTGCTCCGCGAACATGTATGACCTTCCTTCGGCTGTCCAGCCTTTACGAAAGGTATTCCACGCGTGAGATGATTTATGCATCCCGCTCGTGGACGAAGGTATTTTCCCAAGTGGATGGGAACATATCTTATTGACAACGTCGAGTACCACCTTAAGTGCTGCTGACGCCTTTGTGACCGTACGGGCTTTTCCAGGCTCGGAGATCATAACAAGAGCAGCCATGCGAATATTCGCAGGGTCAGTCTTCAGGACCTCTTCTAGGCAACGCCAGAAGATGTAAGTCCCAGTGTTAGATTCGGAGAGCAATACTGCATCTTCGATCTTACCTGTCGAGAGATCACGCG